CATCGCTCTTCACCTGTCTTGACTGATTTGATAGGGGGGAATGGGGGTTTATGTGTCATAGATAACACACCTGTAGGCACCTCTAGGACTTCCCAGAGGTCACCATGCTCACGAACACGGTTCTTGCCGTGGTTCGTCTTACCTGTAAGTTTTATCATCATTGTTATATTATGACAGGCTCCAAGGGATTTGTCAAGCTATTTTTTTGCGTATCTACCAGTTTTAGGTCTTTTTCTGCCCATCTTCACTTTGAATCCAGCAGAACCCGGCAGTTTGACACCACCCTTGACACCTTGACCACCACCGCCACCGACATTTCTTGCAGATGGTCTTTTGGTGATGCCCCTAAGTTGCATTTGATCAGCAATCCAACTGTTTGCAATGGGATTTTTGACCTTATTTCGGACAAGTTTCTTGATTACCTTGTGGGTATCCATTTCAATATCGTCATCTGGTTTATTGTTGTCAACGAAGACAAAACCCTGACCCCCAAATAACCGTTGAAACTTACCCACATTTGCTTGCACATTCTTCCAAGATGTGATTGCGACAGATTCTGGCACATTACGGTCTCGTTTTGCATTGCGCTCTAGCGCAACCTCAAGAGAGGTATTGACGAATATCATGTAGCAGTCATATCCCAGTGCTTGTAGTTTTGTCTTGTACCTATGGACTTTATCATAATCATCGCCAGTGCCATCAATGACAACACCAAGACGCCCCTCAAGATAGTTGTCTCGCATCTTTTCAGTGACTGCTTTTGCACGACCACGAACGACCTCTCTTCGCTCTGTCTCACGCTCACCCCTCTCTGTATTCATCTTTAGGGTGAGTCCAGCCTTGTCCATCATAGTCTCAAACGCATCATCAGAATTGACTACTCTTAGACCAGTTCCCCCTACGGAGTACCGAACAACGTATGACTTACCGCTGCCCGGTCCTCCAGCAAGGAAGAAACATTTAAATATGTGAGGGTCTTGAAGACCTTCTTGCAGTTCTTGAAATGTTTTCATTAGTTCGTCCTATTAATTTTTGATATCCTGCCATCTCTATAACATATTTATCATCATCTGAAAGTGGAGTTAGTTCCTCTATTTTTCGCTTTTGAATTTGAAAGTTCATTTTTTTAATACGATTTTGTGATTTAGCCATTTTTTCTTCCTTTTTTTTATGATATTTTGTTGGCATGATAATTAAATTAATATTTCTCCTTCCTGTTGCTATTGTTTTCTGGTATAGAAATTTTCTACAAGTCCACCCGAAGCCTCTGGTTGGAATTCAAGGCTTGTCCCAGATGACAGTAATGGTTGTGTAAGAGAATCTTTGACTAGTGTCATTAACGATTCGTGTTTTTTTGCTCCGATATCAAAATCCTGCCGTATAGCTCGTATTAGAAATCTACCTCTGTAAAAGAAATCAAATTGTTCATTATCATCTGTTTTTGCAGACGATGTTGCCGGTAAATTAAAATCGACTATATCTCCACAGTCTATGAGAGTATTACCATTAGTTTTGATTGTGCAAGTGATCCCTCTCTCCAACTGCAATAGTTGCGACTGTCTTCTCTGTAACCATGTTTCAGATTGTGTTGCATTATAAACATTTCTACCATTCTCATCATGTAAGACTGTAAAATCTGTATAGTTACCATCTGCATCAATAAAATTAGCATTTGGGACCAAATATCTTCTTGCTGGAAAATCACTCATACGAGATGTGTCTTGCACTGGCGTTGCAGATATCAATGGAAAACCAGTGCTAACATGTGTCTCATCTTTAAAATTGTCCAGATAATTATATGTGGTGGTTATGTGTCTTCTGGTGTATGTGTCATAAGATATAAGCTCAGAACCATAGGAGCCCAATCTTTGTGCTGCAGCAGCGTCACCTATTGATTGTATTTGATGTTCAATCACTGTGGATAAATCTGAAACAGGATCATTTGGGTTGGAACCAGCCACAGAGGTTTTATATGTAAAAACTGCTGGTTCAGCGTACATACTAGATAAACTTCTAAAGTGATAACCCTTAAAATCTTCATAAAACATGTAAGTTGGTGAACCATCGTGTTCAGAGACAGCTTGTCTCTTCATCATATTAATTGCTTCAAATGGACTGAAATTAGGAAATACTATTTTTTTAAGTCCGCTTGATGGTTCTACATATAATTTTTTTCTTGAACCTAACTGATCTACCATGATCTCTTTGAATATATCAGAATATGAACCAGAATAACTTTGATTTATTCTGATTCTTTGATCTCTTTGTAACTCTGAAGTCGAAAACTCCAACACTAAAAATTGATTTCCGCTTGCGCCTTCTTCTTTAGTTGTCAAAGAGTTAACCAACAACAAATTTTTTGTGAAATCAATTGAAGATTCTTGTGCGTTCAAACCTGATGTTGTTATTTTCATGCGAAGATATTCTTGACCAATAACAGGACCAATCGTAGATATATCAAGCTGATCATTAATAATACAACTTCCTGTTATGCTGGTTGATTGAATATCTTCAAAGAATGTAACATGAACAAGAGCTCCTAATAGGTCTACAACTACACCTTTGGAGGTGATTATTTCAAGTTGTTGTATATGGAATGCACCTGCTTTTTGAAGCTCTTCTTTTTTTCCAGTGGCCGTCATTAAATTGCACTTTCTTCCATTAGCTCTTCAAACTCTTCAGTAAATTGTGATAGATATGATGGGTCTAATAAGCGAATTAACCTTCGTTTATCTTGTAGGTCTTCCTCAAACTCAACATTACTTATTGCGGTTGCACTTGGGAAATCAGTATTATCTTTTCCAATATCAATTTTAACTGTGGCATCTCCAGAGGTTTGTGTTATCTCATAATGATGTAATGCGTTCAGTTCTGTTGATGTTGGGTATTTGTCACTAATGTATGATTGTTGTTGTATGTATGGTTTTGGCCACTGATGATACCTGTCAGTGATATTGTTTATTAAAAGAATTATCCAATGGAGTTGTGAGTCACCATATAACTTGTGAGCAAGAATTTCTGGTGACTCACCATCTTTCACAGTATATGTGTCAAAAACTAGAGTGTCCTCTCTAAGATTAGCTCTTAGTGCGACTCGTCTTAAAAGATTAGTTACAACTTTAAAATCAAGATTACCAACAGAATCGTATAGTATGTAAGGAAATTTTGCAAAATACATTTTTAAAATCCATCTTCGATAGCACTTTTTGTGACGGTCATAAGTTCCTTGAAACTTAGTGCCATTGTTGTTTTAGTTGGTGAAGCTCCCTTTGAATTTGTCTCATGCCAAGTCATTTTATCTCCACCATATGTAACATCAACACTCTCTAAAACACAAGTTCCAATTTTATGCAGATATCCATTTGGTTGGTTATTTTTTGTGTAGTATTCTATTTCAAACTGGTCTGGTATTGTTAATTCAAATCCTCGTCCATCTGCATATTCAGATGATGCATGAAATCTAAACGATTGAATAATACTTTGGACTTCATCTGCCTCTTGTTCAGAGGAAGGGGTAAAAGTAAAACTATAAGAAAATGACCTCTTTCCAATATTTTCAAACATGACTTCCATTTTGGGCGCCATGACTTTTCCTCTGTTTAAAGCGATAAGAGAGGATGCACCAGCTGCTACACTATCTAATGCATTCAAACCCATTTGATTTACAGCCATTTTGATACCTTCCATGGCTGGGTCTAAAGCAGATTGAAAAGAAGCTTCATTCAATCCTTTTGCCATAAATCCTTGTATGACTTCTGCACCAAATGCAGCCTGTTTAGATATTTCTTGTTCATTGTAAGTCAAGCTATATGTCTGTTGTACGGATGGTGGAAAATATAAAGCTATGGTTTTTACTAAATGTGTTGATGGTCTAGTTTTCTCTTGAATTGACAAATAACTTTTGCCTGTTCCAAAAACCTTACTGTTGGCATCGTCATTTAGTTTTTTTATTTGTTGTGACTGGGCAGTTTTATCTCTATCTATTGGAGTTCCATCAGAATCAGCCTGTGTAGCAGTTGTATTTTGTAAAGCTTCGGCTGTCTTTATAAATTCTGTATCTCCTTCCGGCGAGGCAAGTTCAGCTTTTGGAGACTTGATTGATTTAACAAAGAATGCAATGAAATGACTATTACCGTCTGTGCCAAGGTCAAGCGGATACTGAAGAACCTCACCACCCCTTGTGGTTGATGCATTTCCAGTAACAGGACCAGTATCAGGTTGATTAAATCTAAGACCCTTTGCTCGGTTTAAACCAAGAGCACTCTGTGCGGTTTTAGTAAGAAATCCTGCAGCAGAGGATTGTGCTTTATTTCTCAATGCAGTGAAAACAGCCATGTCTAAATAATCCTTATATCATTTAAAACTATTTATACATCATGGCATACAAAGGAACATACAAACCAACCAACCCCTCGAAATATAGAGGGAATGTTCACAATGTAATCTATCGTTCTTTATGGGAGCGAAAGTTTATGGTCTATTGTGACAACACTGAATCTGTGATTGAATGGGGTAGCGAGGAGATAGTCATACCATACAAGTCTCCTTGGGATGGCAGAATACATCGTTATTTTCCTGACTTCTATTGTAAAATAAAACAACACAATGGCACCATCAGGAGATTTGTCATTGAAGTCAAACCCAAGAAGCAGACAAAACCTCCAAAGGAACCACAAAGAAAAACGAAACGATATATCAACGAGGTAAAGACTTGGGGCGTGAATAGTTCCAAATGGAAGTATGCAACAGAGTGGTGTGAGAATAACGGAATGGAATTTAAAATACTGACAGAGGATGATTTAGGTATTCGTTATAAATAATCGTATGGCTGATAATTTTATACAAAGTGTTCAAGACGCTACAAAAGACGCACCAAAATCAATCAAATGGTATCGAAATAAAATACAAGATTTCGGTAAACCTAAACCATTGGATTTGATTAGAGATGGTAAAAGAGCAAATATCCCATCACCATTTAATTTGAATATGTTTATATATGATCCCAAACATAAGAAAACTCTACCATACTATGATACTTTTCCGCTGGTTCTACCACTGGAGAGATACAATGATGGATTTTTGGGGTTAAACTTTCATTATTTACCAATACCTCTAAGAATTAGATTGCTTGATAAACTTAAAAGTATACCAGAGGGAAATCAATATAAAGAAACAGATCGACTTAGAGTTAGTTATCAACGGGCTATAAGATTACCTGGCGAACCCGGCCGCATGGCAAAGGCTGTTGTTAAAAGATATCTTTACAGTCATATGAAATCCCAAGTTCGTATTGTTACTCCAGATGAATGGGTGATTGCAGTTTTATTGCCTGTGCAAAGATTTAGGAAAGCCTCCACATCTAAAGTATATAATCGAACTAAGAAATTGTACAAAGTTTAAAGGATAGTAAAATGGCATCAACACTAGCTTCATTTGCAGATGCAGCCGCATTTGGTTTAATGAATGATGTTTTAGCATCATTTGGTGATCAAAATGCATATGGAAGACCAAACCAATATGAGGTTCAAATTCATCCACCCCGTTCATCTTCTCCTGCTATGGGTGGTCACAATGTTAGAGATATCTCCTTGAGAGCAGAGAGTTTTCAGATGCCCGGCAGATCGTTAGAAACTCAAATAGCAAGTGCAGGGGCTATCACTGGACCACAAAGAGAGTATGTGACACAACCATTGTTTGCAGAAGAGATTAGTATGACTTTTCAATCAACATCTGGATTAGATGAAAGAAGGTTGTTTGAGCAATGGCAACAACTATCATATAATGTAACCACATTTGATGTTGGATATTATTATGATTATGTTGGAACAATGGATATATATTTACTCAATCAAAACAATCAGAAAACATTTGGTATGAGAATAGAGGAGTGTTATCCTAAATCTATCGCTGCCCTAGAATTAGCATCAGGGCCAAGTCAAGAAATTACAAAAACTACAGTGGCATGGACATTTAGAAAGTTCTCACCACTAGATGCAGAGTCTCAGCAAAGTCTTGGTGGGACATTAGTTGACACATTTACAAACACAGTTGAAAGAAGTTTGACAGCAAACATTCCAGCTGTAGTGAGGAAATTATTATAAAAGGATGAAAAAATTATGGCGTTACCAAAACTTGATATACCAACTTACACTTTAGAATTACCATCAACAGGAGAAGAAATAAAATATAGACCATTTCTTGTAAAAGAACAAAAGACATTAATGCTTCTACAGGAATCGGATAATCAAAAAGATATTATGATTGGTTTACAAGAAATTGTAGCTAGTTGCACTTTTAATAAATTAAATATACCCAACATGGCAATATTTGATTTTGAATATATGTTTTTAAAAATTCGTTGTAAATCTGTTGGGGAGACATCAGAACTAAATTTATTATGTCCTGATGATGATGAGACAAGAGTTAATACATCATTAAATCTTGATGAGGTAGATGTACAGGTAAATGACGAACATACTGATACTATACAAATTACAGATCAAATCAGTATGATTTTGCGTTGGCCAACAGTTAAAGACCTCTCTGAATTAGATTTAAGTACAAACGATTTGGTTGGTAATGTTATAGGTTTATTCAGTCGGTGCATATCTCAAATTATTGATGCTAATGAAATACATAATCGAATTGACATGAGTTCTAAAGAATTAGACGAATTTATTGATAGTTTACCAACAGAAGTATTTGAAAAAGTTGGAGAGTATTTTGATACCATGCCGCAACTTCTTCATGTGGTAAATATTGTAAATCCAAAAACTGGAGTGGAAAGTGAGATTGTAATTCAAGGATTGGAGAATTTTTTTTCATAGCCCTCTCACACATATCAATTAGGTCATATTATGAATTGAACTTTGCATTGATGCAACATCATAAATATAGTTTAACAGAACTTGAAAATATGATACCGTGGGAGAGGGAAGTATATGTTGGTTTATTAGCAAATTATCTTGAAGAGGAAAGAATAAAGGAAGAAGAAGAAGAACGTCGATATAGGAGGTAGTTGTGGCACAAAAAAAACTTGAGCCAAATAGTCAATTTGAAAAATATGATTTAGATGGT